TATCTTGCATACATGAGACCACAATTTCCGCCGACAAATGTCAGCATATTGAAACGCTCCTCAAAAACCGTCAAATTATAATTATAGTCATAAATTCTCCACGTTGGTTTATTGACACCAACGGGAACTTGGGTTTCTGAATCACAAATAGTGAGAAAATTCGCGCTGGGATCCAGTGGTGGATAAAACGTGGTAAATTCTAGCTCAATTGTTGAAAACTTGCTGGCATTGATTGCACCAGAAGGTTGAAAATCACTGGGTTCGGTGTTCAGGGAAAAATTGTAACAATATAGACCGTCGGGTGCTGAACCGCGACTGCTGGTATATTTTTCCAAATAGTTGTAAATTCCGGCATCGAGTAAATTCTCTCTGTATTTGCCGTCTAATAGAATTCCTAAATTCAAAAGAATGTCTTTTTGGTTTTGAACGCTGAATGGTGGCGTAATAAAGTAGCCGGTATCCGGATTTGGAGGGAACGCAGGATTAGTCCCTGGCCCAAGATTTTTAAGGTATGTTGAACATCGTGATAGCGCAGACCAATCGAGTGGTATTGTCGGAGGAGCCGGAATAAGTCCATCGGGTTTATATTTATAAGGCCAGTTTGTATAATTACCCCACTCGTTTCGCAAGTATGCGTCGCTCCTTTGAAAATAAAACATCCAGCTGGCGACCATACCGAGCGTGCTTTGCAGCCATACACGACGACTGCCGGTGACGTTTTCGAAATCCCATTGATATACGGATTTAAACAAGTACTGTTGCGGCACGGTTGCAAACTGTTTGGCTTCGTCTGCGGACAAGAAGCAGTAAGTGGACATCAAGTGAATGTTGGCATTCCAGTCGCTTCGAGTCGAACTGCCGTAATCCAGTTGAATATTTGGAGGCGGTTGAATGAACCGATAAAATTGTTGCAGGTTGTCGTTAAAATTGGGCTGAATATAATTGGGTGTAACGTATTCGGGAAAATAAGGCGGGTCAGCGTTTGTAGTGCTAGGTGCGGCAGTAGCAGTACCGGTGGCTGGGTTCGACACGTCGCGAATGACAAACAGTTCGCGAATGGGTCGCAGCGTAATATCGATTTGAAGCTGGTTGTATTGTAGCGCGACAAGCGGGAATGCCATTTTGCTGCTCAGCGTGAACCACGCATTGATGGGAATATATAATGTTCTGAACCGAATGGACGGGTCAATGCCTGCTAGATTGAGTGGTGTATAGTAATTATAAAAGGCATTGGGATATTTTCCATTATTGGATGAAAACAGGGCAGGGTTATTCAGCTCCGGAATATTGCCGGTCATGCGGTTATACAAGTCGCGTTCGGTTCCATTGAAATTTCTCTCTACAAGCGCTTGCAAGTATCCGCCTGTTAACTTTTGAAGTGTTTGACCGCCGACCGAAATTGTGATTTCTTTAATCATTTGCGTGCCGATATTTTCGATCCATTTGAATTCGTAGGGCGTCCACGACTGACCGCAGCTTTGGGGTGGCAGTATAGGGCTCCAAATGTTTGGCAGCGTGACAACCAGGTACGTGTCCATTAGCAGTTCGGCATAGCGTGGAATGTAAAATGTGAATTTAGAGGATTCATTCAATCTTAAATTTCTCTGTCCATCGAAATCGATTCTAAATTTTTGCAAACCGAAATTTGTATATTTTGCATAGGTTGTTTTAAAGAATGTTTTTTTAGGATTCGAATTGAGAATGACGTTTTGATTTCCGTATGCCACCAAATTCAATAAACCTCCGGCCATTGTGTTATTTGTTTAGTTATTTTTATAAAATAGAGAGAAGAGAGATGAGTGACAAATGTAAAATACTATATAATCTAGATATTATAATTTTAAATTATAATTCATTCAATTAAATAATTACATATAATTCAATAATTTAAAATATATATAAATTATAAGATTTAGATAAACTCATAATACAAAATATTTAATAGAATAAAAATAAATAAAGAATAAAAAAATGTCAAGTCCAAGTACTCCAGGCAGTGCTGCAATTTCAGGTCTGACCGATGCAGCCAACAATTTACAGTTGCAAGTAAAATCATACATTTCACAAACAGATAATACGACGCTTGTTCACATTATAGGAACCACGCTGGTTATATTCATAGCGGGATGTATTGCATATTACGTGTATTATAAAATGACGCTGCTTCCAAAGAGCTGCAGACGTTTAAACGGTAAAAAATCGGCGGCGCTAAATTCGAGTTGGATTACGACGGCTTCTTCGGACCCGTCTTCTCAATACTTATTGAGAGATTATTACATAAAAACGGCATACAATTGTTGCTCTACGGGAAATTTTTCAAATGATTATGTCAACGTGTGCGCACTTCAACACGCAATTAAAATGGGTTGTAGGTGTCTGGACTTTGAAGTGTATGGAAAAAATGGAAAGCCAATCATTTCCACTTCATTGAGTGATGATAAATGCATTAAAGAAACATACAATTCGGTTTCATTTGATGAAGCCATGAGCGCGGTCGCGTCATCGGCGTTTCATCCAAGTTCAAACGTGTGTCCCAATCCCAATGATCCGCTGCTGCTACTATTCCGAATCAAAACCAATGAGGTGGACGTATTGAATAGCATGGCGGATACAATCAAGTTGAAACTGAATGACTATTTGATCCCGGACTATAATCACGAATTTGGCGGGAAAAATATATGTGCTGAACCGGTGATTAATTTTAAAAACAAAATTGTGATTATTGTGGAAAACAATCCGTTGTTGTACCAGCCGGGTGCGGAGCGCATGTATGAAATCACGAATTTAACGAGCAAGACATTTTTGAGGATTTTGACTGTGTTTAATGTACTGAATGGTCCGGACATTACGGAATTGACGTCGTTTAATAAACAGTATATGACAATTGTTCTTCCGGATTCTTCCATGTCGGCGGAAAATTATGAGCCAATGGCGCCGTCTTTGGCGGGGTGTCAGTGCATGGCGCAGTCGTTTCAGTTGACACAAGACGGGAACTTGGCGGTGTATAATGACTGGTTTGAATCGGGGCCGATGAAGAGCGCATTCATGTTGAAGCCAAAGGAATTAATGTTTGTTCCTCAAACCATTAATGCGCCCAAGCCGCAAGACCCGAAACTCTCGTTTGCCAGTCGCCCGTTGCAATCCAACATGTACAGTTTTACGATTTAATTTTTTAATATTATAAAAAAAATTTTATAATATTAATATAGATATAATATAGATATAGTAATATATAGTAATCATCCATAAATAAAATAAAGGCATTATTAAAAATTTATTAAAAAATGAGTGAAAAAAATATTAAACGTTCTTTAGAGATATTGAAAAAATCACAAAAAGAGATTGAGACGTCACAGGGTGAAAAGCTGGTGAGCAATCCGACCATTCGGGAAATTATATCGATTGTGGAGCAGTTTTTAATTAGTAAAAAGCTGATTTGCTACGGCGGAACCGCTATAAATAACGTTTTACCGGAAAAGGATCAATTTTATGATTTGAAAAGGGAGATTCCGGACTATGATTTTTTTTCGCCGAATTCGCTGGACGATGCCAAAGAACTTGCGGATATATTCTATAAAAAGGGATTCAATGACGTGGAGGCGAAATCTGGCATGCACACGGGAACGTACAAGGTATTTGTGAATTTCATTGGCGTTGCCGACATTACGTTTATTGAGCCGGAACTGTTTAAAAGTTTGATGCGTGAAGCCATTGAGCGCAACGGAATCTTGTATGCGCCTCTTAATTTTCTGAGAATGTCCATGTATTTGGAACTGTCGCGCCCCGACGGTGATGTGAGCCGCTGGGAAAAGGTGTATAAGCGTCTGCTTCTTTTCAACAAGAATTTTCCGTTGAAAGGAGACGACTGTTTGAAAAAAGCAAAAGATGCGATAGCGGCGCCATCGAAAAAGGAGGAGGAAATCTTTGAGGTTGTGCGCGATGAAGCCGTTTCAGAAAAGCTGGTATTTTTTGGAGGATACGCATGTGCGCTTTTTTCCGAACACTTGAAAAAAGACCAGCGTCCCGTATTGTATTCCGCCGTGCCATCATTTGATTTGTTGTCTGAAGATGCTAAAAAGTCCGCGCATAAATTGAAAGACAAGCTGGACAGAACGGGGCATTTCAGTCGTGTCATTGTGGAAGAGCGCGAAGATTTCGGAGAGCATATTTCCGAACACTATGAAATTGTAGTGGATGGAAGAACGGTGGCGTTCGTTTATGAACCGGCTCCCGGCGCTTGTCATAATTATAATGTTGTCCGCATTAAAGGAAAAGATGTACACATTGCGACTACAGACACAATTCTCAGTTTTTACTTGTTGTTTCTTTATATGAATCGTCCGTATTACGACCGAGATAGGTTGCTGTGTATGAGCCAATACATTTACGATTTGCAGTATGATAATTTGACAAAAAATAATGGCGTTTTTAAACGGTTTGCAAAACCGTGCATCGGCAAACAGGTGACGCTGAAAGACATCAAGGATGTAAAGTCGCACATGTTTAATAAATTGAAAGATAAAAAGGGGACGCGCGAATATGATGAATGGTTTTTGAATTATAATCCGATTGAAAAAGAGAAAATGAAGGCACTCAAAGGGAAAAATGCTAAAAAATTCAATGAAAAAATAAAAGATATTAATAAATTCTCACCATCTTATTCAAAACGCAAAGATCGAGCAAAAACGAAGATGCGAACGATGACTAGGACGCGGACGCGGACTCCAAGAACCAAGACAAGAACTCATAAGATTCATCGAGTATAACTTTCATATATTACGCGGGTCCAGTATATGATAAAAATGAATTGATGGAAAGTAATAATGTTTTAAAAAATAATTGGTTAAAATTTATTAAAATTAAAAAAGAATTAGATCCAAATAATAAATTTAAAAAAAAATATTTAGAAGAAGAACTATTTGGGAAAAATATTTTGACTCAGGATCCAGAAGAAGTTAATCTAATTTAAACCAAGGTAATTATTGTTCACTTGTCTTTTTTTGCATTTTCGGTTTGGTAACACTTTCTGCATAGAGGAACATAAATGTCGTCTGCGCCAATCAACACTTGTTCGGTACTGTTCGTATTTCGGAATGAAAATGGTGCATGAGTTCCATTTTTGCATTTTCCGCAAAGCGCGCGCAATTTTGTCACCTTGTCGCTGAGCGGAACAAGGTCGAGTAGTTTTCCGATTTTTTCTCGTTTAAAATCTCCGTCGAGTCCGCAAATGTATACTTTTTTATGTTGTTCTTCCACCATTTCGGTTGTAAACTCGACAATGTCCTTAAAGAATTGCCCTTCATTCATCAATATAACATCGCATTCATTTATTTGTTTCGCGTTTTCCTCTGCTTGCATAATTTCTTCCATTGAGAAACCCATGATACAAGGTCTCATTTGTTTGTCATGTGTTGAAAGCATGGTTTCAGAGTAGCGGTCATCCGCTTTAAAGTTGATTACGCAGACATTTAATTTACAAAATGAGAATTGTCTATAGTAATTCAAAAGTGTTGATGTTTTTCCCGACCACATCGGTCCCAATATGAGTTCAAGGTATCCAGTTTTAGAGTTTTGAGTTCTAAAATCATTGGATGTAGTCATTTATTTAAATGATTATAACTGCAGTTATATATTTATACAAGTAACATTTGTTTAATTCAATTTTCTTAAAATCAAATATATTTTAATTTAAAAAATATATTTGAAAACATATTTAATTTAATTTTTTAATGTTTAAAAAACCTGATTATGGTGGTGGTGGTGGTGCTTGTACTAGTACTAGTGGAATATAATATTTAATATTATTTATTGTTACTTGAGCATAATGATTTGGAATTAAATCACTATTAATTAAATTAATGTCTGCTCTTGCTTGAGGCGTTCCAAAATTTACATGACCAGTAGCGCCAGTTGCTCCAGTTGCTCCAGTTGCGCCCACATCACCAGTTGCGCCAGTTGCTCCAGTTGCGCCAGTTGCGCCCACATCACCAGTTGCTCCATTGTCACCAGTTGCTCCAGTTGCGCCCACATCACCAGTTGCTCCAGTTGCTCCAGTTGCTCCAGTTGCGCCCACATCACCAGTTGCGCCAGTTGCTCCAGTTGCGCCCACATCACCATTTGCGCCAGTTGCGCCCACATCACCAGTTGCTCCATTGTCACCAGTTGCTCCAGTTGCGCCCACATCACCAGTTGCTCCAGTTGCTCCAGTTGCTCCAGTTGCGCCCACATCACCAGTTGCGCCAGT